CAGACATACGGATTAAAGATTAAGCATATACTTATGAAATTCGTTTATAATGTTCAAGTCCTGCAAAGAATTGATCTTCATTGAGTTGCATATTCTCATTTTCATCAAATGATGTAATTCCACTAAATCGTGCAAAATGAATTGTAGGATTTAATTTTAGTGCAATATCATAATAGTGACCTTTATTTGGGAGACTCGGGTAAAGTTCAAATAGAACTGTATTTTCTTGACAGAAGATTGAAAATGCAAAGGCGGCTCCATGAGGCCCACATAGTATTTTTGAAGACGAAAAAAGTTTTATTTGGTCTTCAAAGGTTAGATCTTCCATCCGATAGATACTAAATCCAGCTGCTTTTAATTTTTTAAAAAATTCGGGTCCTTCATTTAAGACTTTTCTACCTGCCATATTTGAACGAGAAATGTATGTAAATTTTTTAGGATCTTGTGGTGCCTTATTCCAAATATCTTTATACAGATCTCTTATATATATATATATCCATGATTCACTAATTGAATCTATCATCCAATTACAACCAGGTAGTTGTATATATTCAATTCCTTCTTTCTTTTCTAATAGACGATGAAAACGCGATGGTAATGCAGAAAGGGCAGATTCACTTAGATATGTATTATATTTATTTGGATAATAATATGTAATTTCATTATCACCTGAATCTACAAAATAGAAACGTGCAAGCATATAGAAAAAAAGATGATACGGATTTTGTTCAATTGCATCACCGAGTTCAATGCATTTAGGTAAATCAGTATAATAGACAAATTCATGAATATAATTTTGGTCAGATTTATATATTTGACTTCCAGTTACTCCCTTGCTTATAAATAAATCATTCATAATTCTAGCATCAATTGCATTCACTTTTATAAATGGAACACCATCCATTTTACTTCTTATTTTACTTTTTATTTATTGGTAAGATTCTTTAAAGCATCTAGATATTCATTTTTCTTTACACGCATAGAATGATCCTGTGAATCATAGAATTCTACTTCTGTAAAACGATTATAATCTAAGTTGCACCGACTTGAAATATCTTTATAATGGAGATTTTCATATTCATCTTTCCAAATTTCTAAAACATTTGTCCCTGGTTCGCAGAAAATTAGAAAAGCGAGACCAGCACCATGTGCGCCTGTTATGATAGATGATGTACGAAATAGACGAATTTGTTCTTCAAATGTGAGATCTTCCATATTATAAATACAGAATCCTAGACGTTTCAAATCATCTGCAAATTCACTTTCATTGAGTATTTTTCGTGTCCCTAACTGTCCTTTGCTTCTTGAAATATAGGTATATTTCTTTGCCTCCTTTGTAAAGGGTGACCAGAGAGGTGTAAATAAATCACGAACATATGCATAGATCCAGGTCTCATTAATATCATTTGTTCCCCAATGAAGTCCTGGAAGCTGTACATATTCTCTTATAGTATCTTCACCAGATTTAGTAAGACTTCTATGAAACCTGGCTGGTAATGCTGAAAGTGCAGCCTCAGATATGTAGCAGTTTTTAGCATTGGGATAATAATAATAAATATCATTATGTCCATGATCTACAAAATAGAAGCGTGCAAGCATGTAGAAAAAAAGATGATAGGGATTTTCTTCATTTGAATTTCCAAGTTCAATGAATTTTGGTAAATCTGTTTTAAAGAGATATTCATACGGTGGAATATGAAATAAAATTCGTCCATTAAGTTCGCGACTAAATTTCCTACAGAATTCACTTGGACCCAGATCTCTGAAAAGCTGGACACCATCATTTGCAATAACACCTGATTTCATATAAATAAATGAATCCATTGCGTAAATATACGTTAAAAGGTTTAAACCAATGGAGGATATTTATCTCTTGGTACAAAAGGAAGAAAGTAAAGAAATGGAATTTGAATTTATTCCTATTTTAATTGGAGTTTTTATGGCCTTTATTGATGTCATCACATTTTCAATTATTAAATTTGTAAGTTCCAATGAAGTTAAACTTCTCTCATGGATGATTCTTCCAACAATCTTATATGCAGCTGAACCATGGGTATTCTTAAAAGGTCTGCAATTTGAGAGAATGTACGTTGTGAATCTTTTATGGAATGTTCTTTCAAGTGTCCTAGTTACTCTTGTAGGAATTTATTATTTTGGTGAAAAAACATCCATGATAAAAAATATTGGAATTCTTTTATCTATTTTCTCAATCTTTTTATTAAGTGCAAGTGAAGATTAAGAGTTTGAAGCCTTGAGAAGCCAAACTAGTTTATCAAGTGGTAAAGTATTTACCATCTGAATAACTGTCGGCATCTTAACTGTCTGTCCCTGCGCCTTCAGTGTAGTCAAATAGAGTCCATGCAGTGCCCAGACAATTGAACGACAATAGACAGGCACATCAGCAAGAACCTTCTTTCGCTCCTTATGCACCTCACAATACTCCGCATACACCTGTGATGTCTGCTTCCTCAGCTTCAATTCTAAATCAAAGAATGCCTGCTTCTCTTCAGGCCACGTAAGCAAATAGACACGAAGATTTCCCTGGCTCCGAAGACGAGCAAAACGTTCCTCTACAGTTGCCTCCTGACCACGCAGAGTTCGCAACATCTTATATGACATGCTACGAATACGCCACCTTTTTGTCTTATCATTCGTATCCCGGAAAACAAGGCCCTGCCATCCAGTCTGCTTTGAAATTGCCAAGTTCTCTACATATGAAACTGCAAATTCACCCTCTCCAAGATTTGCATAGACCATTGGAGACACTTCAGATGGAACATCCAATAGAGTGACTGTCTTATCTTTTGAAACTGTTCCAAGAAGAACACAGGTGAGTGAAGGATCTCTCACTTCCGCCACAATACGGTGCTCAGGATGCTGCAGAACAAAGGATGCAAATGAACTCGGAAAATCGGCGCTAGGCTTCGGTAGAAGCGCAAGGATCTTGGCAGTATTCATTGTCTTTACATCCGCAATCATATCGGCAAATGACTTCTTGCTATAAAATCCCCCTTTTGCACCAAGAGAACTCCGTGTAGCAAACTGCAGTGAGTAGCCGTTAGTTGTAAATACATTGATCATTACACCCTCAATGAACTCTTCAACAGAAAGAGGACCTACAAGATCTTGCAAATTAGGTACAGTGGCAGCCTTTGTAGGTCCCATGCCTACAGGTGCATTTGCATACGTATCCCAAAGTACAGAACGAAAGAGGGGTGTATGAGATAAGTTGAAGTTTGAAATTCCCTTTACATACTTAATAATTGCATACTGATCATCTTCCTTATGAGAAATCTTAAGAAGACCACCTGCATCACTTTGTAGATGGGAAGAAAGTGCAGACCATGAAGAAAATTCCGTTGCAAGACGTGAAAACTCATGAATCGGGTTAGACATCTTTAGTATATATTTCTATACTGTTTAAACTTAGACTTAGCGGCGTCAATTTTTGGACTCTATGATTTAAGAACTACTGGTAGAGGGAGTGAAATGTCAGCAAATGAAAATGAAAGTAAAGTAAATGAAAAAGTAAATGAAAAAGTAAATCAGCAACTTGAAGGCCAGGAAGGCGATTCGCAGGAAATTGTTGAGCTTGGTGACAGAATTTTAATCTATGGTGGGCCACTGGATCTTACACGCGGCCGTGTATTTTACTGGGACGGTGAAATTCTTCGTATCCTCACAGATAATGTCTCCGATCGTCTAGTAAGTATTGAATTTTCAGATGGAGCTCCTCGTGAAGAATATCAAATCACTTCAATTGCAATTCTTGATAAAAGAGCCTTTGCAACTTTTGTAGAACTTCAGTCACTGACACCAGGACAGTACATTGAAACCTTTACATCTGCTCAACCTCCTGATCATGTAGGACCTACTTTTACAGTTGATTCAGTGGATACAGTCAATGACTCTGCCATTTTTTTGGACTCAACAGGACAGAAGTATCCGATTGAATTTGGTTTCATTGGAATTCCTCGTGAGAAGGAGTTTGTTGTCTTGCGTGTTCGTGAAAAGTCACCTGAGGAGGCAGAAGAAGAAGCTGAAGAAGATGAAGCTGCTGCAGCTGCAGATGATATTGCACAAAGTCAAAGTCAAGCCTCTGCTAATTCTGAAGATGAAGAAAATCTCTTTGAGATCATTGGCACAATTGAGATTCCTGCAATTCCTCAGATCCAGGAAGTTCCCGTTTTCAAGCAGATCTACAATACAAAAGTCCAGGCAGCTGATATGATTCAAGATATGCTCCGCATGGAAGATCCTGCAGCTCAGAAAAATCCAAAGACACTTGTAAAAATCCGTAAATTAGTGGAAATCTGTATTCTTCTTCGTAATGAACTTATTGATTATTCGGCAACACAACGACCTGGAAAAGAAATTAAAACAACCTCCGTGGAAACTCTCCTTGATTTACTGGAAGGCGATGTTCCTCTTGCAAAGCCTGTACTTGATTCTGTTCGTCTTCTTTTCCTAGATCGCGAGCCGCTCGAAGGCCAGCCTGTAAAAGGTCTAAAAGTTGAAATGCTTGCAAACGTGGTAAAGGATTCAATTCGGTATATGGCATCAAATGAACAGATTCCTGTTGAGGAAGGTGCTAAACCTGCATTTTTATTGAAATGGGAGGGATATTCTGAAACCTATTTCCGTAGCTGGAGAGATGGAGGCTCGCAACCTAAGATACCCTTTAAGAAAGATACTGATTTTCTTGAATTTGAGGCACCTGATATTGAGATTGCCACAATTCCTGGACTTCCTAAACCTGGTCTAGGTGAAGGTCGCTCAAAATATGTCTCGGTGAGTTCAGACAGCGCAGGTCTCATTAAAGTAGGTGTTCTTCGTGGTCTTGCTGCAAGAAAAGGACGACCTACAGTTATACGCGGCGAGGAAATCATTACTGGTGCAGAAGAGGCTGCAATTCGCAAGTATATTTTATTCCCTTTTACGGAAATGCGAAGCTTAGGTGCAACTCGTTCTGGAAATCTTGCAGTTGATAGTGCTCGTTCTTTATTAAGACCTAAGACTCTCAAATCTATTTTTGAATCCCACGAAGGAATTCAGAATGCTCCTCAGATAACAATTGATCAAATTCTTGCAATTGGCGTTGGTAAAAAGACAGTTGGAAATCTCAAAATTGAGGAGTTTTTAAAACGACTTCCATCCACTGGCTATACTGGACTCGGCCATTATCAAGATCTATTTACATCTCTTGGTCTCCAGAAATATGAATTAACTCAGGGACAACAGGATATTCTTCAGGAACAAGTAAATGGCGAGATTGGTATTCTGAAAGATATCCTTAGACAGACACGTGCTGCTGTAGATGCAATTGAACCTCCTACACTACAGCCGTTCTTAAAGGATCCTGAAGGATATGCACGATTTATGAAAGTTCTTGCTGCAGAACCACTCTTAAACGACTATTTGCAGCTTCTCAAGTCTCGTATGCCACTCTATGATAAAGTGGATTTAACCCAATATGCATTCTTACTTAATTCATTCCAAGATTATGTAGATGCAACCATTTCAGGAAATCCTGAATTTCTTGGTCTTGAACGCATACGCGCTGTTCGTGATCTTTTCTTAAAGTCTGTACGAGAGGCACAACTTGTTGAAACTCATAAGAAGAATGCAGGTGAAGCGCCTGTTCCCAATACATGTAAGCACGTTGCCGAATATGCAAAAATCATGAAGGTTGATGATAAAAGTCAAAAAATGCGTTTGCTATCGCGGTTTATTGATATGTATAAAGATGGTGATACTGAGGATCAATCACATTATTCATGTACCGTCTGCAATCTTAAATTAATCTGTAAGCATGAGGTTCTTTTAGTCAATGAATTCTTTCATCCTAATGAGGGCCCTACACTTCACAAAGAATTACTCTTGAATTACAGTGGAGGGCAATTTCAGGGACAATATATCTGTTCTCTCTGTGGTCAGAGTATTGGAGAACTTGAGTATGATACGAATCTTGAACGCGACGATAATGGAGCACCGATGATGGGTCGTGATGTTCTAGTAGATCGTGATCAGATTGAAGACGAGGCAATTGAAGAGGCAATTGGTGTTCCAGTCGTCATCCCTGAAGGATTAGATTTACCTGTTGTTTTATCAGTAGGTGGCTACAAATTTAAGAAAATCTGCGGGCAAGATAATATAAAACCCTTTTCATTCATGCAATGTATCTATATGGTTGCAAATGATCTATTTACTCGAGTTGGGATTACAGCAAATAAGGAATCCTATCAATTTATTGTCTCAAAAGTGCAGACTGAAATCTTGAAACAGGATGATCGTGAAACCTATATGAAGAAAACTGCTGGAAAGAAGGTGCCTGATTATGATGTCTATCTAAATCGGATATTGGTCTGTTCAACGGCCGCATTTCTTTTAATAGATATACAGTCACATATTCCTGAATATATTGTTCGCTCAACACTCGAAGGCTGTCGCGCAAGTTTCAAGGGATTTCCTCGCGGGCCAGAGGCAGATAAATCAGGTATTGAATATATTAGCTGTGCATTGGCATCCATTATGAAAGATAAAGCTCCGTATAATTTAACAGGTTTTCAGAAAGAGAAGGCAGATAAAAAGCGCCAACAGCTCATTGCAAATTTCCTTTTTATTCTATTAAAGGGATTTTCGCAGGATGCAAATATTCAACAGAGTTTTGTTCAAAAGAATAAATATTTAAGTGAAGTTCTTGGACGATCTGAAGGAGAGGGCAGATTTTCAAAGGAACTTCTTCCGCCATCATTCTATCCTCTACAATTTTCAGACATTAAAGAGGCTGCCGAAAGTGAAATTGTCTTAGAAACGGCAACGAGCCAAGAGAGATTTGGCGCCTGGATTCGCAAGGCACATATTGCAGCAAAGAAGACAACCAATGCAATTGAAGGATCTCCTTTTAGTGAAACATCCTGCTGTTTTGTTCCAATCCAGAAACCTGGATCTTTCTGGGCTGAGTCAGGACTTCCATTTGCGGCCCCTGCATCAAAGCCTGAAGGCTCCAAGGGAAGTCGTCTATTCTTTCATTATGATGCACGAAAGATTGCACCGTTGCCTGTAAGTATTCCTGAAGATCAGCTCTATAGTGTTTTTATGAAGGTCTGCTTTCGTGGAGCGCGCCTCGGATTCAAACATGAACTTGGTCTAACCTATTACTGTCCCTGGTGCAAAACACAATTCCCTACTGACACTGAATTATCGGGTAAAACGGATAATGAAGTCTATGATCTTAATAAGCAAAGTTTAATTAAACAGGGTATAGGTGCAGAAGAATTAAAAGAAACATTTAATGAAGTATTGGATACGAGCCATTTAAATTATAGACTTCCAATTTTTCAACGAAAGGCCTTTATTCAGCAGCCCGCCTTTTTTATAAAGTTGCGAGATTTACCGCTTAAATCAAGGCCATATGATCGTTGGCCTGATGTTTTTACTGCATGTTTAGAAGGAATAGAAAAACTCAAGAAAGATGCACTTGATGACGAGCAATTAAATGCATGGGCACCAATGATTGAAAAATCTGAAGAGCATCGTGCAGGACTTGAGTCAAGACTTGGAAAGGATGTAGTTGATAATTTAATTAGACTCTGTAATTCACCTCCTGCAGAAGTTCGTTCAAATCTAATTACCTATTTAATTATCCCTTTTCAACGAATTTTATCAAATTGGGTTCCAGGATCAAATCTTGAAATCCTAGAGAGTTATAAATTGAGCGATCTCCATAAAGAAGATATTAGTAAAATTTTAAAAGATCATGAGTTCTTCCAGAGTGAATTTGTTGGAACATTTGCATCCGATTTATTAAAAGATCGTGCGGTTGAATTCTTGGGACGCCTCATTGCTTTCCAAAAGGAAATTTTACCGAATTTAAGAAAACAATTACTTTTTATCGGCGGAAAAACAATCATTCCTTATTTTATTCGCTCATTTCTTCTTGGAATGTGTTACGAATATGCAGATCTAAATCGTGTAAGTCCTGGATCCACTGTCGTGAATGCAGGAGAAAATTCATCTGAAAATATTCGGAAATCATTAAAGTTATTGAGTGAATGTATTCAGCAATTCTATAGAGAAATGCGAAAACTCAAACTTACAGACGAACAAGTGCGCATCTTAATTGCACGTAGAAATGAAAAAGAAAAGAAGGACTTTGTAAATGAATTGAAGGCCATGACACCTGAGGATAAACGGATTGAACTCATGAACAAGAAGCTTGGTCTTGGAAAGTGGGCAGTTGGTGGAACAAAGGCCATTCGTATTTACAATCAGGATCGCTATGACCAGGAAAGAGAAGAACGCCATCGTGCAGGAATTATGGATCATGCTGAATATGGCCCTGAAGGTCCTGGAGTACCGCAAGGCAGACCGGTTGAAGGTGGATTCTTAAACTTTGGAAATGCATACGAAGGTGATGGATACGATAGAAACCAACAGAGAGAAGAAGATTATTAGAAGTGACCGGTCTAAAATAAATATCCAAATTATTGTGTTTGTAATTATAAAAATTGAAGCAGTCGCTGTCAAGGAAATAGACAATAAGCAATAGACCAAATGCAATCAATTCAACAACTTGAAGCAACTCTTGCTATTCTAGATAAAGAATATAAAGAAAATGCTGAAAAGGCTGCAGACTATAGAGATAAAGTGTCGATTCTCCTTGCAAAATGGAATATCTTACAAGATGAACTTCTTGAACTGAAGAAACAACGTGCAAAAGAAGAGGCTATCTTTACAGTTGAACAAAGTGGAAATCTACGAGCTTCAATTCAACATATTTTAATGACAATTTGCAAAGGAATGAGATATTACTATTCAGACATTAAATTGGAAGAGTTAGACATAAAATATATCATTGATAGTGAATGTGGCAAAGAGATGTGTGACAGATGCTCAGGTGAATTAAAAAGTTGTAGATTTCCAAATTGCTATGAACACATCGAATGTGGTCATTGCAATAAATACAAATTTGATATGAGTTGCAAGTTTTTGGAGGGATGTTATGAGAATGGTTGCTGGGGACGTGAAACCCATTCTCAACTACAATTCTCTATTATAATTACTGTAATAAATGCAGAGGTTCAAACAAAAATTATGGAAATGTTTAAACATGTAAAAGAAGATTTAATACAAAGAGAAAATGAGAAAAATGAAAGAAGACAAAGAGAAAATAAAGAAGTATATGAATTACGAGAACAATTATTACCTTTTATAAAAAAGGCAGATGAAATTATAGAAGAATATACAAAAATTTAAATATCCTCATACACTGCACAGCTATTTCGTGAAGGATTCCATTTTTTGCAAATACGGTTTTCTGGTATAACTGATTTATAGATTGTGTATCCAATAATAATAAGCAAAATAATTAAAATAAGACTATATAAAAAAAACATAAATCCGCGATAGAGATTCATTCTATTTAATTATACGATACACAATTTCTATACCAAGGACTCCATACTTTGCAGCCCTGTTGAGCGGCTTCATTGAATAAAACGATTAAATAGATTAAATATGCAAGCATCCCCAGTATAAGTAGAATCATAAACAGACTAAAAATAGCAAGAGTATCCATTCTATTTATCTAACAGAAGTAAAATTAAATTTTCTTATTTCCCTTTACTTAAAAAGAGAGATAAATGCGCATATTACTTTTCAGTGGGCTCCTCTATCTTTTAGGGGTTGGAATCATCCTAGCCATAAAACCAAGTCTCATGTTTACTGAAGATGGTGGCTGGAAGGAGTTTGGAATTGGAGGAAATCCTGATCGTGTGACATGGTTTCCTTTCTGGCTTTTTACACTTCTCTGGGCCTTTGTTTCATTTTTTATTATACAGACCTTAGCCACAATGGGATTTATTCCTGGTGCTGAATGGACTGCAATTTCTGAGGATCAGCCTTCTGTTGCACCTGTTAGCAATAAAAAGATAAATAAGAAAGTGAATAATGGTCCTCAAGAACTCAAGCCAGGATATTATATGCTGAATACGGAAGGTACTACAGCGGAAGGAATTCCTAAATATGTCTATATCGGCAGTCCTCCGGATACTTAGTCTTGTTTAGGATCACATTCAATCCAGTGCTGTATATCTGGATATTTCGTTTCAAGATACTTAATCCAAGAATTAGCTAATTCTATCGTTAAGATATACGGACCATTTCCAGTTAAACCTGTTTCAGTCTTCCAATTTATACGAAACATTGTATATTTTATAGTTTATATTCTATACAATGTATGTTCAATTTTACATTACTACATTAATTACAGGCCTGTACAAATCCAGACGCAATTGTTTGGCCGTAGAGACCTGCCCAGAACATATAGAATCCCTTTGAAAGAACTGATTTTATTACAAGATCAAGTGAGTTGGGTAAAACATCATTTAGAGGAGTTAGCAGAAAGGGAATAAAATAAAGTAAAAATGAAAACACTGCAACCAATGCAGGGGCAAATAGACTATTAAGACTTATTTGAACAATATTTAACTTTCCACAGACATATTGCTGTAGAACAGTATTTAGAATAAATCCAATTATGAAAGATGCTCCAGGAAGAAGTAAATATCCGTAAAAGGATTGTTGAAAAACAGGGAGCGTATAAACAACAAAGTATAGAAACACAACTAGGAACAATCCATGGAGAGCAGCAATAGAGGCGCGAGTGGTTACATCTAGCGGCGTAGATTTCTGTTTGGGGTCGGCGTTCATCCTGTCGGTAATTTGAAAAAAACATTAGGATAGAAGACGAATGGCTGAAGCAACTGCAAATGAATCTCTAACGAAATCTCAACGTGCGTTACAAGCAGAAGCTGCTCTTGCTGCAGCAGCAGCAGTTCCTACTGCAGTTCCTACTGTAGTTCCTACTGCAGTTCCTACTGCAGTTCCTAGTGCAGCCCCGAAAAAACCAGTCATTGAACGCGGTACAGTTACAAAGGTGAAAAGGGTGCAACTTCCTCCTGAACCTCAAGTTGTCCCTAAAGTTCAAGAAGAAGCAGAAGTAGAAGCAGAAGCAGAAGCAGAAGAGGCAGAAGTAGAAGTACAGCCTGTCAAGACAAAGAAGACTGCAAAAAAGGCAGAAACAGGAGAAAAGAAAGAAATAAAAGAAATAAAAGAAAAGAAAGTACGTGGTCCTAAGAAATTAGCTCAACCTACGACACTTGAGGGATTTTATCGCGCAAAAGATAAAAATCCTACATCTTTTAATTTTTCTCAAGCAGGTCATGCAGTTGCGCCTCAATATATTGATAAAGACGAGAAAGTCTTTCCGGAAAGAACATTTCAACTTCCGCAATACAGGTCCATTACACAAGAAGAAATTGATGAACAGGAGCAAGGTCGTTTGAAGGCGATTCAGAAACAATATAAAGTAATTGAAGCAAAAAAAGAGGCATTGCGAGAAATCTTAAATGGATATCCTGCAGCAAATACAATTCGCCAAGTCATTACTGCAAATCAGGCCGTTGAAACAGAAGAATCTAAACTCAGTCATCTGATTTCAGGTGTTCGTTATATTGAAACAGAGGAAAATCCAACTGAAAAGAAGGTTGTCTTAAGTAACAAATATGAAGAGAGAAAATTAGGATTTGATATTTATACGTTCAAGCGTCGTACATTTCCCCTACAAGAGTATTTCCGTGAAATAACTGCTGGTGAAGAGGTACAGAAGTTAGAAGGCGGTGGTGAAGACTCTGTTCTTTTTATTGTAGATGATCAAAGTCCATTAGGTCTCCATTGGCCGATGGATATCACAGTAGAAAAAACAAAGTATTTTACACTCTATCAGGCCCTTCTAGGAGAACTTGCACTTTCAATGAATAACAATGAACTGCATGAATCTATTCTTGGTACGCGATCCTCCAGAACTCTGCGTAATTTAATAAAGAGCTGGACTCTAAAAGAACTCAATGATAAGAGTGATGTAATTGCAAAGGTTGCAATGGCAGCATCATTACTTAATGAATTCAAGGAACCACTTTTACAAACCAAAAATAAGACAATTGCCTACGTGGATGAAAGTGAAAATCCTGACTTACTCTTTGGAATTGGCTTAGAAAAGGAACATCCGCGACTTCTAAATGATTCTGCTTGGCGCGGTGGAAATGTATGGGGTAAAGCACTTGAAGCCGAGAGACTCAGGCTCAAAGAGCTAAATGTGATTGAGAAGCCGGACATTAAGTCTGTAGTAAGTCAAACAAAGGCAGCCATTACTGAAGGAGAACAAGCAAAGGCTAAGACAGGTGCAATTATTGCAGCACGTAGATTCAAAGGCAACTGATCATTGAATAGGATAATCTTTCAATGTAGATTCATTCTTATCACAATTTACTTCTTCAGTAGAGTATTTATAGCAGCTTCCACTCATATCTCTATAGACTAGTTGATCGATTGTCTTAGGATGAGGATACTTGTAAATGATATCTTTGGCCGGTTTGAAGAAGATTAATAAAAGACCACCTGCAGCAATTCCTAAAAGAAAAGGCTTCCATTCAAAGTAATCAAACATTCTAATACGATCTACTAGAAGAATGTATAAGTTCTTTGAAACAAAACAATTTCATTTCTTTTTCAGTTTCATTATTGGTGTTGGAATTATGTCATTATTCCGTCCTTTATGCAAAGGTTCCGAGTGTCAGCTTGTAAAGGCCCCTCATCCCAAGGAAGTGCAAGAAACAACCTATCGTATTGGCTCAAAGTGCTATAAATTTAAGACACATCCAATGGACTGTCCTTCTCAAGGAATCATTGAGGCCTTTCAAACAATTAAGGTATAAAATAAATATATGATGCGGTTTAAAAAAGGGCTTCTTTTTTCAAATCTGAAGCAGTATGTCTAGCGCAGGAACCCTATTAAGTGATTTGGATAGCAAGGGCCCGGTGAGCGATGGTGATAGTGATCTTGTTCAGAAAATTCTAGCGGATATGAATGGTGGATCTTCAAGCGGCGGAGGAAACTCCATTCAAATGCCTTCTAGAGGTATGGCTTCGCCTCCACCTCCTTTGCCGAATCAAGGTCTTCCGGTTCCGCAAGGAACAACAATGCTTCCCCAGACGACAGATCCACGCATTCCGCAGGCCCATGTAATTGGAGGAGATAGTCCTACTGCTGCTGATTTTGCAGCGGCGATGCATGGTGTCCCTCGTGCCGACAATGCCCAGTATTATGCTGGTGGTCAAATGCCGCAACCTGGACAGATGCAATTTTATCCTGAGGAGCCGAGAAAGAATATGTATGCACGCATCATTGAAGAGGCCAAGACACCCTTGCTTGTATCGCTTATAGTGTTTGTCTTATCACTCCCTGCAGTGAATGTTCTTTTTGCTCATTATTTACCGAGTCTTGTTCTTCCGACAGGTTCTCTTACAATGGTTGGCCTCACTGCGAAGGCATTAATTGCTGGAACTTTATTTTGGACTTTACAGAGAGTCGTTGCGCCACTTCTCCAAAGCTAGTAGAGCGAGACGATGAGATCCACTGAAACTACGAAAAATATAAGTATTGGAATTGCGTTCTTATATGTTTTGTATGGCATGTTTGCATTGCCGTTTGCCTATTTCCTATTATCATTGGCAGTAGGTTTAATTATCTACGGTGGAAGTGAATCTGCTGAAATCAGTGTGATTGCAATGGTTTTAACAGGTGTAGTTTCACTTCTAATTGGAAAGAGTCAGTATGCAAAGGCTTTAAAGGATGAAGGTTTTACTGGAAACCAGGCTGAAGAGATTGCTAAGAAGGTTGCCTCAATTCGTGTAACGCAGCCGACAGGTGTCTTTGCCTCAGGATACGTAGAAGGATTTGAGGACGTTGCAAAGGATAATGAAGTGACAGTAATGGAAACTCCTGAAGATTCAACTTCAAATTCAAATAGTGAAAAGGCTCCTGAGACAAAGGGAGGAGCAAGTCCTAATTCTACGCCTGCACCTGCGACTGCAACTGCAACTACAAAGTCAGTAGAAAATCAGGGATTCAAAGACAAGAAGGAGCCTGAGGGACTTTTCAAACTTGGTGCCTTTCCTACTGAAGAAAAAGGCGGATTTCATATTGACCAGGGAACAACGGTTCTGAATGCACTGAATGCGTTAAAACCTGATGAAGTTAAGAAAATGTCTGAGGATACACAGAAGTTAATTGATACTCAGAAGTCATTAATGATGATGTTAGGAACAATGAAGCCGATGTTGAATGACGGCAGACAATTGATGGATACTTTCCAGCAGATGTTTGGAAAGGATTCATTGCAGCCAAATAGCAATGCGAGCGCCAAGTAGAATGCCTTTTAGAGGTGGATATACAAATGCACGTTGTCCTCCCGGTATTATATGTTTAACACCAACACTCATAGGGTTTTCATTCCTTGTGATTGTTTGTATCCTTGGCACTTTTTTATGGATAAAAAATGAATTACCGTTCTCTCTCCCTATGCAGCCAATGCAGCCAATGCAGCCTATGCAGCCAATGCAGCCTATGCAACCTGTACAACAGGTTGTTAGTGTGGATGGAGGAGATGATCGTTTCACGAGAGCTCCTCGGCCCGAGAGATACTGGATGTCACCTCTTGAAATTCCTGCACGTGGCGCGATTGCTTCTATTCCTATTGGAATTCCCACTCAAGGCTTACCTGAACAATTTCAATCCTTCGGAATGATCAATTTATCGGATGGAACTACACTGCCACTGTACGGAAGACGAACGGCTGGACGCAGTGATCGCTTTAATTACTATACACGGACAGATTCCTATAATCCTGTACAGCTTCCTATTTCATACCATCGGCGCGATTGCATGGATTCCGTTGGATGTGATGAACTCTTTAATGGAGAAACTGTAAAACTTAAGGGAGTTGGAAAAGAGGGCAATGTTACACTCTACCAGTACGATGGTCCAACATACTTTCCTGGATTAGTATAGATAAGTAGATAAAATGCCATCAGTTGATACAAATCCAATTAATCTACGAAACTATAAATGTGTTCCGCTAGATCTTTTAAAAAATACAAATGCTCAAAATCAAGTCCAGTTTAATGTAACAGGAAATGATGTAAGTTTGCAAGATTTAAAAGAAGAAAAGAATAACACCATTCTTCTTTCAGGTCCTTCAGGAAATGCATTTTCACCTGATCAAATTGAAAATTATTTTATCCTACCACTTGTTTCTCTTGTTATAATCTTATTTATTATTGGTTTCTTTTTCTGTGGATATAAAATTGCGACAGTTACTGCAATAAATCAACGATTTATTTATATTGGATTGTTAATGACACTAGGTGTTATAGTAGGTCTATTAATAACATACGCGGTAGTTAAAAAAAGCCTTTAATTTAGTATGAAGATTATCTTACCTCTAGGAAGTCTTTTATTAGCACTATTTATTCTTGGACTCTCTGTACTTTTAGGAGTCTATTATACAAGTCAATTGGAGACATTTGTAGATACTATAAGTGCTACGAATCAGGATATTAGATTACAAGCATGTCCGGCCGATACGGTAAGTTTTAGTAATAAATCAAATATAGATTGCTGTCGTGGTGACATTGTAAATGGGCGTTGTAATGGAGTAACCGTTTGCACGCAATCTGTAAGTTCAGGAGGTCTTCCTAATTGTTTAACTTTACTTAAAAGAAAATTATCTGAAAAAGCTGGACAATTTTGCCCAAGAGCAGCTCCAAATTACTTTGAAGGACCTAGTAATAAGGGTTGTACAAGTGCAGGGCGTAATCCTGCTGGAACAGCCCCAGCAACATCCCTGCAATCAGGAGAAACTCGTTGCTACATCTATCCAACTCAGGCCGAAGAATTAAGTTCAATTGATAGTTGTTCTAACATGAAAAAGGCAGAGGCCTATACATGTCCTGGAACAGGTGGAAGACCTATAATTGTTCAACTTGTCGCAGGAAAACCTGCAGCACTACAGTGCAACTTTGTAGCTAATGGATCTCCTGAAGTCTGTTATGAGGACGCATCATTTGATACATATATGTTATCCAATGATCCTTCCTATAGAACAAGTATGACAAATTCACAGAAACTTAAATTCTGTTCAAATGCAAAAGCATATTATATTGATAAATCTCTTACGGATGCTCAGTTATCTGTTAAGTAACGTCAATGGTTTTCATGATCGGCAACAGGCATAGAGTTCTTTATATAAAATGAATTTGCCTGGCTATTTGGAAACGGTTGCGGTTCCAGTGCATTCTTACTATTTTCAGTGACTCCATTGTAATCAAATGTATCATTCTCATCGGGTCCATTGTGCTCACCATCATTTCCTACCCATGCATCGTCATGAATAGGGCCATTGACAGGTGCAGGAGTACTTTGAACCGTTTCATTATGACTGAGGCTCGGTTTCGATCCTTGATTCATAATTGTATTCTTTGCACGGAAAATGCTATGATGATTTCTCACTGTAAAAAGTGACGCCGCCGCTAAGAATCCCATAATACCTGCTAAAGAACTCATTGTAATGCCTAGAACAACAAATCCTAGCAGAATTGCACGCCCTAGAAGAGAATCTACTAGAGAAACAACTGTGGATGAAAGAAATAGTGGTTGAAATACAATTAAGGCGGCACTGAGTCCTATATAGACTTTCTCCTTAGTATCCATCTACTTGAAGAGGGATAAAATTGAGGACTTGTAAAAGAAAGTAGATGAGATAAAATAAAAGAAATAAGTAAATGGATATTCAAAGTCTAGATCGTGTTATAACATCTCGTGGCTATGCAATTAAGAAATCAAGTTTATCTGAAGCTGAGTCTAGGCAATTACGAAAGGATCTTACAGTTGCTCCCGTAGTTGCTGCTAAATTTGCTGGTGGTGAAGGAAATGAATTTCCTGTCTTCTATGAATCTCCCACGCGTATCTATGCTCCTCGTCAATGGGCCATGAAGCGGTTTGGTGCTCCTGAAGCAAATATTGTACCTGAAGGTGAATCATTGAATCCATCGCTGAAATTCACTGGAAAACCGTATGATTATCAGACAAAGATTATTGATAAATTTATTAGTGCAGGAGGAAATGGACTAATTTGCGTACCTTGTGGAAAAGGAAAGACATTTATGGCTCTTGCAATTGCTGCAAAGTTAGGCCGTAGATTCCTTATTATTGTAGATAAGGAGTTTCTCTTAAATCAGTGGCGTGGAGAAATAGAAGCCTTCTTTCCTGGATTAAAAATTGGAATTTTACAGGGTGATTCGGCTCAAGTTGGAACTGAGACAATTACAGCAAAGGAACTTACACAGGCTGAACTCAAACAGAAAGCCAGAGACGCTAAACTGCCCGTTGGAGGAAATAAAGATGATCTTATAAAAAGACTCAAAGATGCAGGTGTTGATATAAGTCCAAAGAAGGAAACGGTGACGTATGATTGCACAATCTGTATGTTACAGACAGTTGTTCAGAGAACTCTTCCAGATTCTACATTTAAGAATTATGGATTTACAATCTTTGATGAATGCCATCATCTTGGTGCAGCACATTTTAGCCGTGTGCTTACGAAAGTTCAGACAAAATGGATGCTCGGTCTTTCTGCAACTCCAAAGCGGGACGATGGATTAACAAAAGTCTTTGAATGGTTCTTAGGAGAGGCAGTATATTGGGAAAAGATCAGAGAACCCGATGCAACGGTTAGTGTTCTTACACTCAATTGTAGTTATGAAGATCCTGATTATGAGGAAGTTCCAGTAGATTGGCGCGGAGAAGCTGTATTGGCGCGACTTTTAGGAAAAGTTGTTGATTATAGACCTCGGACAGAGGCCATTGCAGAGATTATTGCATCCTGGATAAAGGAATCTGCAGAACGTAGAGTTCTTGTTTTGAGTGAGCGGAAAAGTCATTTAGAGACATTTGAAGGTCTCTTATCACCACTTGGAGTTGAAATTGGATATTATATTGGAGGCATGAAAGAAGAAGAGAGAGATAAATCGGCTGCATCAGCTCGTGTTGTCTTGGCAACCTATGCAATGGCGTCAGAGGCCATGAATATTAAAACTCTGAATGCAGTTGTTTTAGCAAGTCCAAGAAAGAAAGTGGAACAAAGTACAGGACGCATTTTACGAATTCGGCCCGAACAAAGAAATCTAGAACATAGAATTCTGGATGTCATTGATTCGCACGGGATTTATAAAGGCCAGTGGCAAAAAAGAATGTCTTATTACAAACAATGCCAGTATAAAATCTATCAACTTGGTCAAAATGGAGATAGAACTGAACTTACGTATAAATATAAAGCTCCTGTACAGCTACCTGAAGAACAAGGATGTATGATTAGCGACGATTAGCCCTTCTAGTACGCTTACCTTTCTTACCCTTTCCACTTCTTCTACTTCTTCTACTTTTTCTAGCACCACCGCGTGTCGTTAAGCAGGCAGGATTTGCAATACGGGCATCATAGGGAATCTGCATTTGAATGGATCCGCCAACAGAATCTCTTGCATTCATTACGCCATTTGCATATCCTGCAGTAGGTGCAGTATAACTAGGATTATCCGTATAAGCACCGCCCTTCATTAAAAGAGTCCAGGGATTAACGCCTCCAGGAGGTGCAGATGAACCCGTGTGCGGCCCGGGATTCATAGGATTAATTGTAGTACCTTCGCATCCTAGACGATTCACTTCAGGATAATTTCCCTGCAGCCCACCTGCAGAATTCGGAACCGGTTGAGAACTCACATTAAACGTATAAGCACCGCCCCTCATACCGGGAAGACCTGAGAAGGTTGAAGGAGGTGTCACTGCATAGCCAGGAGTGACTGCGTGGCAATTTCCGATGACTACATTTTCTGCGCCTGCATCAACACCGCGAACAATCGGAGCTCCAACTGACCACCCAGCACCGTAGCCGCCACCTTTTTGATTATTATTTCTGCGGCAACCGCGACGAGTTCTCTTTCTATTTTTTCTGGCTAAATCTCCGCCCATTCTACTTTATACGCACAGATTTCTATTCTGCAGATGCTTCATTTACATTTGCATTTGTATTCGCAGTCACTGCCATTTTCTTGCTGGCTTCAAAACGGGCCATTGGACTTCTCGGAACAGATCCAGGAAGAAGTTTAATAATGCGAAATTTCTGGAAATTTGGATTCCATTCAACTTCTGCATAAATAACTTTCTGTGTAATATCCATCTTCAATGTACGACTCAATGAGAGTTCCTGAATGGCGGCACGACCCACACAGATTTCATCTGCAGACCAGAGTTCATAGATATCAGGCAATCCAGTGACTGCCTTTACTTGAGCAACAAGACTTGAATCAATACCTCCTGATGCCTTGCAGCGAAATCTACGCCGTCCTTCCATCTCAGGACAGAGATCCAATACAGTCCAACCAGACTCTTTATAGACCTTTTCAAAATTACTGAGAGGTTGATAATTTGCCACACGAAGATGCAGACCTCCTGTGGCCCGATCATCAGGCATCCAATGATGCTCCAGGAACTGCTTCATCATCTTTCTCCGTTCAGTAAAAGTCTTGTAAGCCTTATAATCTGCACCATTCCATGATAGAACATCCTCTAGCCATAAAATTCCATCGGAACGATCTAGAGAGGCTGCAAAGACTGCAGTGGTTGTGTGCATGGCTGTACTCAGACGCATGCGAATTACATTACTCCTTCGTAGAGTTTCATTCATCCAGACTGGAGTGTGACGCGGTGAAAAAACGAGATATCCAGTTTCAACTGGATTTGGATGGACAAGAAGATGAAAGGTGCCCTTTGACAAAGGTGTTAATACTTTCTGACCTTCAAGCGGCTGGTAAATACGATAGTCTTGGAAACAACTGCTCACGAGTTTTTGAAGAGCCTCGTGAGCGGCTGGTTTGGGAATCTGATACATAACACCTTGAGAGGGCTTGTAGCTTGAGCGAATACTAGGGCTTGCATCCATTTTATTTACTTCTAACTATATAAATCGTTATTTGCTTAAACCCTGTAGCCTACTAATTAAGTAAATAAGTAAATGGAAAGTTGGCCGCTTGTTGTTTTACTAGGGCTTGTTGTAGTTCTATATGCAACTGTATTTATGGGGTCACTTATTGTCGTAGGAAAAATAACGGATGCAGCTATTCATGGAGTTCTTTGTTAGAACTTTCTAGACTTCCTGTTTTTCCTAGACTTCCTGTTTTTCCTAGACTTCCTGTTTTTCCTAGACTTTCTAGATCTTCTAAAATTTGCATTATTTGGATGATTTTCTAGAAATTTCTTAGCAACTTCATCTGCAGCTGCTCTTTGTTCTTCTGCAACTCTTTCTTTTTCAGCCCTTTCTTCTGCAGCAATTGCCTCCTTTGCAGCCCTTTCTTCTGCAGCAATTGCTTCCTTTGCAGCCCTTTCTTCTTCTGCAGCTCTTGCCTCCTCTGCAGCCCTTTCTTCTTCAGCACGTTTGCCTGCTATATGCTCGCGTGTAGCAGTACTATTATATTCTTCTAATGAATGACCCGCTTCATTTGCCCATTTTATACCTTTTTTACCAGCACCTGATCCATTTGCCGACATCCTTTCTTTAAAAGCTGGAGAAATTTGTCGGCTCCATTGTATCATTTGCAACAATACCGTCCATAAATTCACCACCAGTATGTATCTGCTCAGGAGTAAATTGATAGACATTGGGTTTCGTAGGATTTACTGATTCAGACGCATTTCCAGCCATCACTGATAATGAAGTATCAGTCGGTAAGCGCGCAGGGCCAAAACTACGCTCAGGAGCACGATTATCATCTTCAAAATTGCTAGGAGTATAATTATCTGCAGCAGGATCATTTTGCACGGGTTCCGGGATTCGCACAGGACCTTCAAGTGATCTCTGAGAAGGAGCACTCGGTCCGCTAGGTGCAACAATTCTTTCAGGTAATTCGGGCTGAGAAAGTCTTAGTGGCTTCTCTTCTTCAGATACCTGCTGTGTAAAGTACTCTTTTTGCCGAAAATATAGAATATATGCGGCAAAAAGTAAAACGGCAAGGCCAACAATTACATAGATTCTCTGGTTCATATCTGGCGCTTACAGTGAAAAAATCTCAGGCCAATTAAACACGATTTTTACGTGTTTTTCTCATTGCGCCTTTTTTCAGGGTATTTCCCTTAAACATTCCATATAACCCAAAGCCTACACTGCCTCTCTTTAATTGACTACGCGTCAATTTACGAGCATTCATCATAAGCTTTACAAGAGGTGCATTACGAGTACGTATTTTCTTCATTGACTTATTCTTAGACTGAGGCTTATTTAAAGATGACATATTTCTATTCATATGGTTTAAAAAATATTTTCTAAGGCACTAGTATAATGTCGGCCCTAACGATCCCGCCTGTTGTACAGAGTGGTGCAGTTAGTCAAGAATTTGGCATCCTACAAGCTCTTGCCTCACATTATCTCGCTGGAAAGACTTTGAGTGCCCCTGTTTTGATGTCCTTGGCCGCTGCACTTTCTGCTGAGGTGAATAATGTGAAGACTCTGAGCCCCGCTGATAAGAAGACTCTTGTCTGCGATATTGTGAATCAGGCTCTATTGACAGCACTAGCGGCGTCCAAGATTGGGATTGGATCACCTGCTGTCTCTGCAGAGGAGGAGGTTGCGCTGACCTATGTTTCAAAGAATGTAATTCCTGCTTCGGTTGATCTTCTTGTTGCGGCGGCGAATGGATCTCTGAACTTGAAGGAAGTTCCAAAGAAATTACTTGGAAATTGTTTTTCATGTATCCCTGTTCTTGAAAATAATCTACGCGGCCCTGTTTGGGATGTTGTTGACGCCTTTGTAAAGGCTGTTGAGAATTCAAATGACCATTCTGCTTCTTTAAAGGACGCTGTAAAGGCGGATGTTGCTGCCGTTGAAGTAAAGAAGGTTGCGGCTGTTGCAGCTGTTGCAGTTTCAGAAGTTGCTGTTGCTGTTGCTGCTGTTTCAGATGAGAAGGCACCTGTTGCTGTAGCTTCAGAAGTTGCGGTTGCATCTGAAGTTCCCAGCCAGTAATTTGATAACCATTTTCAGTTACAGCATAATTAAATTCTTCAACCCATGCATTTCTAGGAAGTCTAGGAACATCATGTTCATTTAAAATTTCAGTCACAGATCCATCCGTATTCTGTATTCTACGTATAATATCATACGATTTCCAAGAATCTTCTAAGATTTCACTTATATAACTCCCTTCATCATAACGGATACCTTTATGAGGAAGTGTAGTTACTCCATCTACTTGTTTCCAGATTCGTTGAATCATATCCGTATAGTCCCTACTACTAAACTTGAACAAGCATTTAAGCGTTCAATTAGGTAATAAAAAAAATGCCATTTCATCCAGGACTCCTCTTAACGAGTACGAGTGAAGTGAAAATCGCAAAGATTACAAGCCAGGGACCATCACTTACGCTTGCAGATATTCAGAAATATCTAAAAAAGAAGACTATTCCCCAGCTTCTTGGAACGTATCCAATGAAGGGACATGCTCTCTTTCTCTTCGGATACAAAGATGGAAAGGCAGGTACTGAAAATAAGCATGAACTTCCTCCACCGCTTGATACAGAACTCTATTTTGGAGATATTCTTCTTATAAATTCAAAGGATGCAAATTCATTTGATAAACCAATTCCTTTCAAGATTGCAGACTATGAAACCTTTTATACGCAAATGTTTGAAGGATTTACATCACTTGATGACGAAGATGATGATGAAGAGCTTTCAGAGGATGAGGTTTCAGAGGATGAAGAATTTGAGGAGGAAGAGGAGGAAGAAGCAGCAGGTGTAGAGGAGGAGAGTGATGTTAAATTTACAGAAGATGTTGAAGAACCTGTTGTAGTGAATGCAGTTATTACAACAAAGGAAAAGAAAGTTGTAAATAAGAAAGTTGCAAAAGTGAAAACAACCTTTCTTCATACAGTCAATGAATTTGCTCTAAAGCAGGAACCTGAACTTGAAAAAGATACATCTGAACCTGGAAATGAGGTAAAACTTGAAGGTCGTCGTCTAGCTCTCTTTGAAGTTATTCATTCTAGTTTTAAGAATGAACTTACATTAAAAGAAAAGTTACTTCTTGAAAAGCATATCTTTAATGCAACCTTTGTAATCGCTGAAAAGAAGCATATTCTCTGTTCATGGAATAAGGATCTATTTTGTGAAATTTATAAGAGTCTTGCTCGGTCTGTTCTAGCTAATTTCATAACTACAAATTATACAAAGAATGAATCACTTTTCAAGAGATATAAGGCAGGTATTATACAACTTGAAGAAATTCCATATTTGAGTTTTAGTGATCTTTATCCTGAAATTTGGAAGGATTTGTCAATGAGGCAATTTGAACGTGAAAAGCGGCAACTTGAAGGAAATAAGGCAATGGCCACGGATCAATTCCACTGCAAGGGATGTGGAAAACGCGAATGTACATACTATGAACTTCAGACGCGTTCTGCGGATGAACCGATGACCATTTTCATCCAATGTATAAACTGCGGAAAACACTGGAGACTCTAATTCCGGTTTTAAAGTATATGAGCGCCGTTGAAACTCTAGAAAAGGCAGTAGAGAAAGTAGAGAAAGTAGATGAACTTGACAATCTAATAAAGCGCATAGATACTCCTGCAGGGAAGGTTCCATTTTTAAAGGATATTTGGTCAGTTTTTTCAGCAAAGGGTACTAAGACAAATGTTGTTTCAGTAAATTCATGTGACAGTTTTCCTGTTGATATTGAAATCTGTGAAGGCTTAGGATGCCAACTTCAATTAGTTCTATCCGATCCGGCCTCACAGGCTCGCTGGGATATTCTTACTAAGACTCTAAAAGAAAGAAAAATTGCAGAAGAAAACTCTAGCTATGAATGGCTTAAGGGATATGAAAAGAAGTGGGTCTTGCCTCGCAACCTTATTTTACATAAGAAGCCCATTGAATGGACAACACTATCAGAACTCTTAGAATCAAACGAAAACCGTGTAGATATTTTGAAGGTTGAACCTAAGAATAATGAAGAGCATTTTTTATTTTACAGTATGTTACACAGCGGATATCGCCCTGCAATTATCCTGGTAAATTGGACAGTTGATCCCGATTCATCATCTCAAAGTATGCTCACTGCAGGACATCTTCAATGCTCTGGATATAAATTATTGGCCTCAGAAAATAACTGGTTCCTTTATTGCTTTACTGATATTAATATCTATGAGACCTGCTCATGGAGAGTTACAAAAGTGCAAAATCCGCTTGTAAATTATTTTGCTAAGTATTTTAGCTCTATCTTAGAGGAAAAGAATGTTAAGGATAAACAGGAGGCCAGCCAATGAATTCTATTCTTGAGGAACACCGAATATTAAAAATACATCTTAAAAAGGTTCATAAAGGCCGCCGTGCATTTACAGAAATAAGTAAAGGCGTTAAAAATAGTAAAATGAATATAAATACAAATACAAATAAATATAAAGGAAATAACAGCTCTAATGAGAGCGTGGGATCAGATGATTCAAAAAACACGGAAGAATATGAAAAGAGTCCCAGCAGTTCCATTTCCATTACTTCATATTAGGCCCGGCGATGACTTCTATAAACATGTAAATGGAAAATGGCTCAAGACTGTAAAAACACCTCCTTTTTTATCGTATTATGGTGTCAGTGAAGAAATTGAAGAAATTATACGAAATCAACAGATTATCCTCATTAAAGACTGCATTCACTCATTCCAGAAAAATCAAGATAAATCACTTTGCAGTAAAATTGCGCGATTTGGTCTTAGTTCTCTTAGACCAAGTGTCCAAAATGAAAGTATTGATCTCTTAAAAAAGATGTTAAAAAATATCCATTGTATGCGTGATATTTCAGAAGTTGGATCTACTCTAGGAGAATTTGCACGCTATCGTATTTCATCGGTTATTAGTGTATATTCCTATTTTAAATCTGGAAAAGATACAACACAACATTTTTCAATTGGTGTAGGAGAACTTGGTCTTCCAGATAATGAATACTATGTTGTACATTCAAAGGAGAATACATCCACCCTTATTTCCTACGGAAAACTTCTAGATACTCTTGCAAAAATGTTAAGCGAAGATCCACTTTCAGGAATTATTCCATTTGAAGGTCATTTAGCAAATACATTGGAATCTCTCAGATCAGATGATGAACTTTTTATAAAAGGAGATCAGCTTCATAAGAAGTTTCCTATTTTTCCATGGGAGACATTTTGGCTACAATTTGGACTCCCTGAATGGAGGACATGCACTTTTAGAATTGATTGTCTAACTTGGATAAAAGGCCTTGAACATTATCTAAAAAATGTAGAGTTAGATGATTGGAAACGATTGCTATCGGCACATTTAATTTTGCATGCACTTCCACTCCTCCCTCCTCCATATGATGATATTCACTCTGCATTCTATGATCGCCGCTTAAGAGGACAAACACAAAAACTTCCTCAGATTGTTCTTACAGTTAAATATTTGCAGGAATGGATGACAACAACTCTTTCATGTCTTTATTTAAAAACGCATATTGACCAATCTATCAAAAAAGAGGCAAAGATTTTTACTAAAAAAATACAGAATGCAGCTGTTCATCGTCTGCAAGAAATTGATTGGATGGACCCCACTACAAAAAAAGAGGCAATTCAAAAAATTCAAAAAATGTATGTAGGTGTTGGATTTCCTGATACAATGCCTTCACCAACAAATATTGATTTAACTGTAAATAATTTATTTCAGAATATTTTACTTTTAGGTGAAGAACGAACCCGCGACGACATTAAATCTCTTGGAAAAAAGAAAAATATTAATTCTGAATGGGACGATCCTATTTTTGCAGTGAATGCATATTATTACAGTGAGACGAATCAAATGATTATTCCTGCAGGATCCTTACTATGGCCATTCTATTCTAAGATCAGTCCGTATGGTTGGAATTTTGGTGGTCTAGGAGCGGTTATTGGACATGAGATGACACATGCATTTGATTCAGATGGAAAAGATTACAATGAATATGGTGAGAAAGTGAATTGGTGGAAAGAGAGTGATTTATCTGCATATGAAAAAAAGACGCATGACATTATTTCACTCTTTAACAAGGCAAAAGTCTTGAATCATGCAGTAAATGGAAATAAAACGCTGAATGAAAATATTGCAGATTTAGGAGGACTTGCAATTGCACTGGCGGCCCTTGAAACCGATATGGCGGAGTCAAATCTCTCAGAAATAAAGAAAAAAGAGGCCTATCGCAATTTCTTTAATTCATTTGCAGTCAGTTGGCGAATTAAAGAAAAACCAGAGAAAATCCTTCAAGGACTTTTTATGGATCGTCATGCACCTGCACCTCTGCGAGTGAATTTAATTGTCAATCAATTTGATCAGTGGTATTCTGCGTTTGATATTCGTGAAACGGATGCATTGTATATTGCGCCTGAAAAAAGAATTCGTATTTTTTAAAAAAGACTATTAGTAGATATGTCCGGTAGATCTATGAGAAGAACACGTAAGGCGCGATGCAAGTCTCTTTGCCGCACTTCAGTAAAAACAATGTTTCGTGAAAGCTGCAGTGGAAAAAGAACACGGAAACAAAAGAAGTTTATTCGCGCCTTTTCACGTGCCTTTATGAAGACATGTCCTGCGAATTTACGGAAAACGCGCATGTGCAAATGATTTTTAATTCTTAAAGAAGCATCAGCTGAGAGAGTTTCCAAAATTCAAAGGAACCGTCAGGCATGGTACGTGCAACAATAAACGGAAGACGACGCTGTTCAAGTTCCAGCTTTGCAATCTCTAGAGTATCTACTATGTGTTTTGGTATTGACACATACGGTTTTGCTCCCTGGGCCAATTGATTTGTTCTAAATCCAAGAATCTTTGTACGTTCAAACTGAGAAAGCCACGCCTGACTGCGATGATTCGGATCAGGTGCACCTTCACGTGAAGGACCATCAGGAGGTGCCGATAGAAGATGAAGCTTTGGTCCAATTGACTCCATGTAATACAACTTACACTCGGGGTGATGACGAAAGAGTTGCTGCAGAGGATCAGTGATGGCTGCCTGCTGTCTCCCTTCAGCATCACCTACATTAAGTTCTTCAGTTGCCTCTTCCTCAAGACCCTCAATGTCTTCTATGACATCTTCAACATCATCAAAACCAACTCCTCCACTCGGTGCTTCATCTATGTCTGCCATTCTACCTATTCCTTTATTAGGAATACCTTTGAGCCACTTCCAAGTAAAATTTATACCCTTGCTTTGTAAGGGTTTAAAATTGAATGAATGATTCACTTAAGGAGAAATAAAGAAATGACAGAATTAATTAAGCCAGATGATGTGACAATATATGGTAGTTTTGATGATATGGGAATCCGAGATGATTTACTTCGTGGAGTCTATGCAGTAGGATTTGAGCGCCCTTCAGAGATTCAGAAGCGCGGAATTGTGCCGATCATTCAAGGCCGTGATCTTCTTGCGCAGGCTCAGTCAGGTACTGGAAAGACAGGTACATTCAGTATTGGATCTATGTGCCGCATTGACCCTACTGTTCTAAAGCCGCAGGTTCTTGTCCTTGTACCGACGAGAGAACTTGCACAGCAGATTGAGCAGGTTGCAAGTCAGATTGGTCACCACATGGGAATTAAGGTATATTCAACGACGGGCGGAACACCGTTGCGTGAAGATATCAAGGCCCTTGATCGTGGTGTTCATTTTGTAGTTGGAACTCCTGGACGTATTTATGATCTAATGACGCGTGGAAATCTCAATCGCCAGTTTATTAAGGTTCTTGTCTTTGATGAGGCAGATCAGATGCTAGAGGATCGTTTTAAGGAGCAGGTCATGTGCATATTACGTCTTGGATTTTCCAGAGAGACGCAGGTTGCACTTTTCAGTGCGACGATGCCGCAGGAGGTTATTGAGGTTGCAAATAATCTTCTGCAGAACCCTGTACGTATTCTTATTCCACCGGATGAAGTTACGCTCGATGGAATTAAGCAGTATGCGGTCTGTTTGAAGAAGGAAGAGTGGAAGTTTGATGCACTGTGTGATATTTACAAGCAGCTGAATGTCAATCAGGCACTTATTTACTGCAATAAGCGTCAGAGGGCCGAATGGCTGGCTGAAAAGATGCAAGGTGAGGGATTCCCCTTGTCATGTATTCATGGAGAGATGGATGTAAATGAGCGCAAGGAGAGAATGAAGGGATTTAGAAGTGGAACGGTGCGTGTATTAATTAGCACGGATCTCTTGGCGCGTGGAATTGATGTACAACAGGTGAGTTTAGTCATTAATTTTGAGCTACCTACGCAGCGTGAGAATTATATTCACAGAATTGGTCGTTCAGGTCGGTATGGGCGCAAGGGAGTTGCAATTAATTTGATTTGTGAGGAAGAACTAAAGATGATGAAGGAAATTGAGGATCATTATTCTACAAAGATTTCAGAACTACCTGAAGATCTTGGAAAACTTCTATAAAATAAAAAGTAAAAATAAAAATATAAATAAAAAGAAAAGTAAAAAATATTCTATATTTTACTTTTTATTTTTTACTTTTCCCCCTTTCTATATTTTTAATCCACATCTTCTGTAGTACTTTCTACTTCACTTCTTTCTACTTCTGTTGCTCCTGTTACTTCACGGATATCATGGCGACAAATGGGACAATGAACATTTCTACCGAACCATGTATCAATACAACCTTCATGGAATACATGGCTGCAATGATTGAGTTTCCGTGCATTTTGTCCAATCTGAATGGAGTCTTGGCAGATTGAGCAAGGTTCAATTGTAGTTAATTGAAGAACAGTTGTAGCGGCCTGTATTTGCTGACGAGTAGGACGAACAACTACAGGTTCAAGATTCTGTTGTCCTAATCCTACATTCATTGAATAATATACAGGAACATGTGTAGTACGAGGAGAAGTAGAAGGACGAAGATGGTTAAGAATTGAATTTAATAGTGTTTCTGCACTAGGAAGATCATCTTCTACTGATTCTTCAAAGATTGCAGGAACTCGTATAGGAGAAGAAGAAGGTGCAGCAAAAGGTGCAGGATGTAAGGGTGGAGGAGGAGAAGAAGTAGATCTTCTTTCTCTCGTATGGTGAGTGCGGCCGTATGTATAAAGATCAAACCGACTTCTCGTCTGGGTTTGAATATAGACAAGAAGATCTCTTACTGAATGGAATTGACCCCCTTCATAGAGAACTGCAGGAAAATAATTATGAAGATCATCTAACAGTTGAACGCCGTATAAAGTTTCATAAGAACTAGACATTTTTTTATACCTTCTATTCATTTAGACTTTACCTTCAAATTTGAACCACGGTTGCCTACGTTTTTAAAGTATAAAAAATGGCAAGCAATCCAGAAACTTCTGAAAGCCAAAAGCCTGAAGTTCAGAAGGGAGAAAAGGGTATTGTAGGTCTGAAGAACCTTGGAAATACCTGCTATGCAAATGCTGCCATTCAAGCTCTACGAAATGTTTCAGAACTAACATATCTATGTCTAATGGAAGATAGCACTCTAATTAAGAGACATGAGAATCATTCAGGCATACTCTTTGATAGTTATAAGGATCTAATTAAGACAATGTGGTCAGCGCACAAACCTGCATATGTGAGTGCAGATGCCTTTTGGCGTGATGTTCTTCTTGCAGCGCGAAAGAGTGGATATGATTACTTTGGAACTAGACAGCAGCAAGATAGTCATGAATTCCTAATGTTCTTGCTTGATCAACTTCTTGAAGGGACGAAGCATTCAGTGAATTTTGTAATTCAGAGACCACCACCTACAAACAGTAGAGAGAAGAGAGTTCAGGCTGCGCTTGAATCTTGGAAGATGAATTTTGAGAAGCAATATACACCTATTGTGGATATTATGTTTGGTCTTCTGGAATATGAGACGGAATGCATGTCCTGTAATTCAAAGACATATCGCTACGAGACATTCAATACACTGAAGGTCTCAATGCCGTCGTCAATTGGAACTGAAAAGCCGCCAACTCTTAACGAAATGATCCGCGAGGATTGGAAGGATGAAGAGATTCAGGATTTTGATTGTGAAACATGTAGGCCAAAGCGGACAACAGTTAAACGCCGTGTGAAAATTTGGAGAATGCCTCGATGCTTCATTCTTCTTCTGAAGCGATTTCTACCTGATGGACGAAAGATTCACACTCCATGGCTGCTTGAAGATGGGCCGCTTCTAATGACTGAACACTTTTCAGAGGCCACAACAGAAAAATCAAAGGCATTCAAGTATGGTCTGCAATCCATTGTAGATCACCATGGATCTGCACGAGGAGGACATTATACGGCACAGGCACTTTCTCCTCTAGATGGAAAGTGGTATTTCTATGACGATGAATCCGTAGGAAATTTGGAGAAGCCTATGATTGGTCCTAGCAACTATATTCTGATTTTCAGAGCAACAGACTAAATATAAATTGTAAAAGAGAATCATAGGATGTCTGAGTCTCTGCCTTCATCTGGTTCAGGATATATGGTTTGCTTATCAAATCCAATTATGCCCGGTATGCTCCTTATTCTGCATTCATTAAAGTCCCCAACTGAAAAGGCAAATGAACTTTTTTCAGCAGGAGTTCCTGTTCCGTTTCAGATTGAATTTGCCAAAAAAGTCAATCAGCCTCAAGAAAAGGAAAAAGCGATTCAAAAACTTCTGGATCGCTACGGAGAACGTGTAAATCCTTCACGTAATTTTTTTCGGGTTGAAAAAGATAAAGTGAATGATTTTTTTGAATTGTTGGATGGTGATTATTGGCTCGGTGAAGCTCCTGGGGCAAGTATAATTCTTGATACTGTAGATGTTGCAGATGCCTGGCAGACCCTGCAAACTCGTGTCTATGTACTCTTGAAGCAAAACAATCCGAAGGAGGCTGCAACCAAATTAGACCAAGTTAAAATGAAGGTTGCCAGTTATTTGAAGACTAAATATGGCGTTTCCTGTGTTCCAACACTTGAACAAGTCAGAGAAGCATTAGCTGATAATACAACTATCTTGCCAAATGTAATACCTATTTAATGCCTGCGAGTTGTTCTCTTCTTTCCTCCGCGTCTAGACTTACGCTTTGTCTGACGGTGTCTCCTTCTAGCACCACCATATGTAATTCCCATTTCTTTTGCACGCTTTTCCCATTCTTCTAGTGCAAAATACATGTCCATTAAGTGTCCAACATCCGTTTCATTACTATTTTGAGAAAGTTTTTCACATTCTCTTTGAATATCTATATTATGTTGCATCCATCCTGCACGACCTGGATGATCTGCAGGATAACTGTTTGCAATTCTTGAAACTAACGCAGGTGCTCCAGGACAAAATCCAGCTTTTAAAAGATTATTTAATTGAGGATATTGAAAAAGACTAACTTCGCCGCTATATAACATTTTAGAAACAGTGGTTAAACTATTTCTATTTGCTGAAGATGCAGGTAAAATAGATGTTGTGGTGCCAACATTACCTACAGCTGAACCTGCAGCTGCAATAGCATTCATTGCCTCTTTTAACTGACTCTTTGCATTTCCCACTTTACCTTTTCCAATACGAGCCAGAGCATTCTGAAGTCCAGGTGAAGGAGGTCTAGGATCTCCTACTGATCCAGATCCAGCAGTTCCAACTGATCCAACAGATCCAACAGATGAACCAGAGCTTCCAGCAGGACCACTTACTAATCCTGCATTTGCAAGTCTTGTACGATTAGCCGCAAGTTGAACTCCTTGTACAGATTGCTTTTTCTCAGCAGCAGCTGCTGCAAGTGCAGCCTTATATTTAGCTACAGCAGACATTTAGATTTATCTATTTAAATTCAAGAAATTAAATCATAAATCCTTCAACATGTCCATCGCTCAAAAAAACAGTTTGAATGGGACTGAGAATTCCATTGGCCCAGCATTGTCTAAAATGAATATGCGGCTCCAAACGTCCCTTCCAAGGAACTAAATAGGCCTGTGGAGGCCGGACTTTTAGAATAGCTTGGCCTTTAGAATCCGCAGTGGTAACTCCTGCATTTTCATACCCTAAATATGCATCCTTCCAGTTATTCAAGGTCTTCATATGTTCCGTATCAGGCTCAGCAGCCCAGTATAAGACTTTCGCATTAGGCTTTACCACTACATTTACTTCAGTTGTTGCACCCGGAGGCGCTTTTTCACTAAAAGCCGAGCACGGTGCTACTGTGACTCCTAAGAATGGTAAATACGTATCACGATAAATTGCAAGAAAAAGAGCAGACAGGCCAATGATAACATATATAGAACGCGCAGCTATTGATTTTCCGAGAAAAAAGGCAACAAGATCAAAACGAAATGCACCTACAAGCAGCCAATTTAATCCTCCAATCAGTACAAGTGTAATTAAAATCATATGAATCATAAATTCTTTCATTCTGTAACTATCCTATTTAATTATACTATAATTAAATAGAAAAGTACAATGAGTTGCTGCAAACAAGTAAAGAGACTTGCATCATTAAATGCTGGAGCTTCTGGAAATCTCTGCAAACCTGAAAGTCAGTGTGCAAAGGAAGTTGATACAAATCTATCAAAGATGCTTCAAGAAAGACAAAGACAAGATGCTCTTTATTTCTCAAAGCCTGAATGTACGCAGGAGTTGCCATTGACTAATACGAAAAAAACTGTATTCACTCCAACAATTTCTCATTCCTGGGAACGCCAAGGATAAATCAGAAAAAGTTAAATCTGTATATTTTGCGTCAAAATCACGGCGCAATTTTGAAAATATCCGTTTTGCTCGCAGGCCCTGCTTCCATTCATCTGACTTTTTTAGTTCCTGTATGCCTTTCTTTCTAGCTGCAGTAATTTGATCAGAAAGAGGTTTATATAATTCTCTAAAGTTGCGTTTTATTTGTTTTGTTTTCATTTTAAATGCATTTCTTATAGCTAGACATTGTCTAATATTTTTCTTTATAATTTTTATATCATTTGCAAGTTCTGGGCTTCGTAAGCGGGCCCTCTTTTTTTCGCGTTCTTCTTCCCATTTTTGTCTTGAAATTACTTCTCTATTTGCTTGAACAAAGTCATTTTCTTCTGCAGTTAATGTAGGCTGATCACATTCAAGACATATAAACGATGAACAACAATTAGGAGAATTCTCAACTAGACATTTTATATGAAAAAAATGAGAACATTTTAAACTTACATAATTTCCACTTATATCTCCATGACACTTCAGACAAACCATTGGACAGGAAAGTGTCCAATGAGGCCCATTACACCGACGGCATGAAATTGTTTGAATATTATATTCAGACGAACTCACATGTTCTGAACTCACATGTTCTGAACTCACCTGTTCTGAACTCACATGTTCTGAACTCACATGTTCTGAACTCATTCTATTTTATTCTATTTCTTTCTATAAAATATGTTTAAGCATAAAGATGGCGAATACTCTCATTCGTATCCTTTTTCTTTAGGAATAGATCAATATGTTCCTTCTTGAGAACAAACGGAAGAGAGAAGTCCTTGATGTGGAACGGCAGATCCTTGCTGTTGAAAATTCGGAGCATATTGATACGCTGAACAATCTGGTCAATGCTGCGCTTCAACTCTCTCACACCCTTCTCCTCACCTGCATACTCGCTGATGATATGCTGGATGACCTCAGAGCTAATCCGAACCTTCTCATTCAGATTTGTCTCATTCAGTGCGCCAGGAATCAAGTACTGCTCTGCAATGACCTGCTTCTCCTTTGAAGAATATCCCTCCAGCTGAACAACAATCATACGATCAAGAAGAATCTTGTCAATCTTATTAATGTCATTGCCACTAAAGACAAACATCACACGGCTCAGATCAATTGGAACACCTGAGAGATACTTATCCTCAAAGTCTGCATTCTGAACAGGATCCGTCAAGTGGATCAGCATATTCTGAACTTCTTCACCCTTTGCAGTGCCACTGATCTTATCCAACTCATCAAACATGAGAACCATTGACATTGACTTTGCGCCAACAATGGAATTTACAATCTTGCCGCAATGGCTTCCCTCATAAACAAGCTGGTGGCCAGTGTAAGTCGTTGCATCACTGTCGCCACCCAGACTGATAAACTGAAACGGCCAATCAAGCGCCTTAGCAATGCCATTCTTGATTAGACTCGTCTTACCAATACCAGGCGGCCCTACAAGCAGAAGACTCAGGCCGCGTGCAGTAGGATTGGTGATCTTGCTTGCAATGAACTGGAGAATCTGAAGCTTAGCATCGTCCTGACCATACAGAGCCTCCTGCATGCACTTCTTCGCCCTCTCCATGAATGCAGTGCAAGCTGCTGCACCATCCTCAATTCGAGCAGGAATCTCCTTATAGATTCCAAAGGGAATGCTCGTAACCTTCTCTAGCCAATTACGGAACTTAAAATACTCTCCAGAACTGGTATCCATCGTCTGGAGAGAATTGTACTTGGCAAGAATCATCTGCTGGACATCGCTTGGCAGATTCATAGTCAGAATTTTAAAGACAAGCGGCTGCTCAGTCTTAATTGAATTCCCCTTCTTTTCAAGAGTCTCCATCAGCTGCTTGCGCTTCTCTACAGCAAGCCCCTTGAAATGATCAATCTGGTCATCAATTGTATTCTCCTCAATCGGTGTCGTCATGAGCTTCACAAACCGCTGAACCTCCTCAGACTCCTTCTTCATATTGTACCGCTTGGGCTTCAGGCTGCGAACATGAGAATCACCAATTCCAAGAGTCATGATGAATCCACGACCATCATCATCCTCATCCTCATAATCTTCTTCATCCTCTGAATCTTCCTCTGAAAGTTCCTCATCCTCTTCATCTTCATCTTCCTCTTCCTCTTCAGATTCCTCTTCCTCAACTTTCTTTGAGTTCTTTGCCTTCTTACTCTTCTTCCTGATTACAAGAACTTCCTCTTCTTCAGAAGATTCCTCCTCCTCTTCCTCCTCTTTCTCAATAATACGATTGATCTTCTTCTTTCCACTTTCCTTTCCACTTTCCTTTGTATTTTTCTTTGCAAACTTCCTTGCAATCATCTCGCGAGCCTTCAGTGCAGCACGACGACCCTCGCGCTTTGCAATTCGCCGAACAATATTTGACTTCTCTGCAATTTCCTCGCTCGGACTCGTTTCCTCCTCATACGATGAGCTCTCATCCTCCACTTCACCTTCATCGGAAGTATCTTCACTTGTAACAATTAGATTGCAAATATTTCCCTTGCTATCTACACTATCATTGTCATCACCGCCTCCACGAGCACCGCGCTTTACCCTCTTTTGGCCCACAAGCTTCTTCTTGATATTCGTGGCGCCGGTAGGATCCTTGCGAGAAGACTTATCATTCTTCTCGATCGACTCCTTCTTGTTCTTTTGCATTCTATGAATTTCACTGTTTTTCATCTTTCCCTAAACGCACATTTTGGCAGGCCGCAAGTTCAAATTTAAGGCAGCCACTTTATTTAGTTTCTGCGCGTACCTCTGCGATTCTTGCGAAACCCACACTTGCGCGTACCGCGACGACGGCCTCCAGCCTGTCTGCGAGTCTTCCGTCTAAAGAGACCACGAACGGCTGCATTCATCTCGCCAGTGACGGAACTACCGATCTTATTTACGCCACGGAATCCCTGGCGTGAAACACCCTTTACCGTGTTTGTAACCGCACCAACAGACATGTTTGCAGCTCTTAACGCATGCTTTACCGGGCTATATAATCTAGAAAAAATGCTGAATCCTCCCTTACGTGTTCCACGGGCCATTTGGTTCTACTTATTTACTTTTTTAAAATATCTTGAATATCCATTAATGCAAATCTCGCCTTCGGAGTAATTCCAGAATACGCAGATTTATCAGAATTTACAATTTGTTCTAAATCTTCTTGAATCATCTCATACAACATTTTTCTCGTTTTTATAAAGAATATACCATTTCTTTTATCTAACACACGTGACATACGAAGAAGACAATCACATGATTCTTGAATTTCATTTGCCCGTAGTGATGTTTTTCCGAGAGTTTCTATATTTTTAATTAAAATCTTAAATGTCTTTTTTAATGATTCTAAATCAACCGCCTCAAGCATTGTTAGCTCAGCTAAGAATTGACTATATCCCAATCTATACTTTTTCTCAATATTACGTTCAACAAATAGTTTATAATCATCATTTTTACTTTCATCAATTTCTTCAAAGATAATTAAATAACTTTCAAATAACTGCTCCATCTCTTTTGTAATTACTGGATACGTCACCCTCAATTCACTTAATAATTTTGCATACAATCCACAGAATATTTCTTCAGATGCAGCTTTTTTAAATACAAGATTCATAAAATCTTTTATAAAATCAACTTGCCCACTATCAAGAATTTGATATAGAAACTCTTTAATTTCCTTGTATGTACTTTGACTAAATTTATTGAGTTTATTTAAGATAATTGTATTTAAAATAGTATCTTCAACTGGAGAACTGCTATTTTTAAATTTACTCTGATATTTTCCTGCAGGAACTGAAGATCCACGATCCGATTTAGGAACTTCAGACATATGCCCTCCTTTCCATTTTGTCTGCAGCTTCAAATTAGGTTCATAGCGACCATTTGAAGTTCCGGACGACTGAGTTGTCCCTCGTCTCCAATCATTAAATCCATCTCTTTCACTTAAGAGATGTTCAATTGATTTTATTTTTAATCTGATTGCCTCAGGAATGACAGGATTTTTCGGTCGTAATGAGACAATGGTTTGAATTAATTGTATAGAACTTTCTAACTCGTTATTCTTAAGATCCATTGCTATTAATTCATTCATAGTTATCTTTCTTTAAGAGACGCGCTTGAATTCTTCAATTTTAGACTCTCGTAATTTTTAGAATGGTTATCCTTAAAGAAGAAATTGGAGATTCTAAATGGATGGATACTCTTGAATTCAAACTTAAAACAAGTAGAGAAGCCTTTGAGAAATCCCTGGAAACAAGTAAAAAGAGAGATCGGACACGAATTGAAATGCTGCGAAATACTTGTAAAGAAAAAGATCTAGATCAATATTTTACAAGACTTTCTGCGCTTGAGCCGACACTTTTACTTCTAAAAGAAAAGCCTGCAGGCTGGGAGGAAGAATCATTAAAACAATTATGTTTTATGGATGAATGGTCAAAACCTCTCAATCAAATACCTTTTATGCTTCTTGCAATTGCACTTTTCAAGTCATATTTTGTCCCTTTTGTTTCAATCCTTTTTCCATTAATTTCCTGGATTCTTCCATATATTATTATTCGCTTTGTCTTTCATTTACCAATGCCGTTCGGAGTCTATTGGAATATGCTTATAACAATGTATCTTGGAGCAGATGCAGCAGGCGCTACATGGGCAACTCTAGATTCATGGAAACGAATGAGAATTCTTTTTCAAACTGTATGGACAGTCTTTGGCCTCTATCAATCTGTTGCACAGCCACTGCAGCAAGGAGCACATATTCGTAGTCTAGACGCCTCTGTAGTGAAAACAGGCCTCACTTTGAAAGATTTTTTTGAAGCGACAAAAGAGCTCTTTGATTCAATCTCTTTAAAATGCGCACATTTGGATGAAGTTATTAAACTCCAGGAACCAAGATTAATTTATGTCTATTGCCGCGAGAATTACAAGGATGTTACAATTATTCTTGAGAAGCTGGCAGCCTTAGAAATTGATTGGAGACTTGCAAAAAATCAAGATCTATGTTTGGTAAAATTTGTAAAACCGGCCTCAACTTATCTCAAAATCGTAGATTTCTTTGACCCTGCAATTCATCCAAAACAGAGAGTCAGATCTTCATTACGGATGATTAATTCTGATTCACAGCATATCCTTCTTACAGGGCCAAATCAGGGTGGTAAATCATCCATTTTACGAGCTGCACTTCTAAATGTCTGGCTTGCACAGACATATGGAGTTGCTTTTGCAACGAAAATGGTTCTAAAACCGTTTGATTGGATTGAATCTGGTCTTCGTTTATCAGATCGTCCTGGAGAAACAAGTTTATTTGAACGAGAACTTGAATTTGGTGCAAGTATTTTAGCAAAGAAAGGTACAGGATTTCTTGTCTATGATGAATGTTTTCATAGTACAAATCCTCCAGATGGCGAAAAGACTGCAAGACTTTTCTTAGAATCTTTGTGGCAAAAGAAAACAGTTGCAAGTTTTATTAGCACTCATGTATTTTCTCTTGTTGAGAAGGCTCCAAAGAAAATTAAGAAATTATGTGTTCCTGCAACGCTTTTTGAAAGTGAAAAAAGTGAAAAGAAGTTAAAATTCTCTTTTCATTTGGAGCCCGGTATTTGCAAAGTGAGTAGTGTTGAACAATTGTATAAAAAGCGGCGATTTCCTTCCTTTCCTTTGTCTCCTGCGGTTTCTTTGAAGTAAGAGAATAGTCTTTTAGAACAGAATGAACGGTCTTACGGATTCCTTAACGATTGGAATTGTTTTAATGCTGGTATTTGGATCAGTCTGCTTTTATCTCTACAGTCGCCTCGTTCAGAGCGAAAAGCGCGTAGCTCTAATGGAAAACATCCTGCTTGATCTGAAGATGTCAGCAGAGGCTGGTTTTATGGGGCATATGCAGCATTCTTCGGAGGCTGAAGAGAATGAAGTAAATCATGTTGAGGCAGTCTCTTCGCCTGCACCGCTCGAACAGGATGATGTCGATTCAAGCGACGAGGAGTTCTACAAGTCTGTTCTTGAACAGACGACTCCTTCTTCCTCTTCCTCCTCTTCAGAGGTCAAGGAATCAAAGGATCTTAAGGAAGTCAAAGAGGTTAAGGAAGTAAAGGAAGGAAAGGAAGGAAAGGAGGTTACTGGTAAGTTAAATACTAGTTACGAGTCAATGACGGTTAAGGAGCTCAAGGCCGTTGTGAAGCAGCGTGGGCTAACGGCTACGAGTGGAGCGGGTCGCAAGGAATTGATGGATGTTCTAAAGAAGTCCGAGCAGGGTGCAGTAACGGAGACTGTGCCTGTTGGCGTGGATTCCTCTGAAACGTTTGCTGCGGAGACTCTTGAAAACTAAGAAAATAGATGGCTTGAGATAGATGGACAGCAAGCTCTTTAGAGTCACTACACAGCCCAATTATTATCCTGAACCTCCTGCATCAGTTGTACGCGCAACCTCATATTCGCAGTATGCTGCCCAACGGTCAGCCTATAGTGGGCCGGCTCCTGATGCACGTTTTCCCGGTTGGGCGGCAACACAAGAAGATGGTCGTCTTATTACAGATTATAGACCTCGTTGTGCAGTAAATATTCCTTCATCGCAGCAATTCTCTGTTCAGCAATGGAGTCAGCGGAATGCAGAAAGCATTATTGAACTCTCTAGGGCCAGAAATACAAAAGAGACGGGTGCAGGACGTGGATTTGACGTAGGTGTTGTTGCACCTCCTGCGCAGTTCGTTACATGTGATACATTCCAATGCAGATATACGCCTACAGGAAAAGCGGGTGGAATTGGAACTGAGCGAGCTGAGAGTGTTCCTCATCTCTTTGGCACTTTTAATACTGATGTACTTCCAGCTCACCAACCGCTTCCTCAAAGATCATCAACCTATGAAGGTGGTCGCAATTCACCTAGAGGACGTCAGTATTCAGATTTAGGAACAGGTGGTGTTCAGAATATAAATAAAGGATCAACCTATCTTGCTTAAACGTATTAAGTATAAAAATAAGAGAACTATGCAGTCAAAAGTATTATCCTTTGATATTGGAATCAAAAATCTAGCCTGGTGTGTTACAACCCTATCAGGCGAGATTCTCCGTATTGATGGCTGGGGTAATTATAATTTACAGGATGGTCAGGCCACTGAAACTCCTACAGTAAAGGTGACCTGTTCTGTTTGTAAGTCTTCGGCACGATTTCAGAATAGTACAGAAATTTTCTGTGCTCGTCACTGTCCTCCAATGACACCCCCAGTGAAGGATGTATCAGGAAATCTTATAACAAAGATGCCACCACTCGCTTGGCTGCGGGCAATTTTGAAGGAAAAGGGTGTAAAAGCTGGAAAGACAAAAGCAGATATAATTACTGCAGCACGAGTCTTTATTGCACTACCTATTGAAAAGGTAAAGGTGAAATCAGCGAATACACTGCATATGTCAGATCTCCATGATGCAATTCGTCTTTTTATAGACAGTACATTGAAGCCACATTTTCAGAATTTAACTGAAGTTCGTTTTGAGAATCAGCCAGTGTTAAAGAACCCAGTGATGAAAACGGTGCAGGTTCTTTTGTATGCAACAATGCGAGATTTCATGAAGTCTGCTGGTCTCTCACCATTCCCTGAATGTAAATTGGTCCATGCATCTACGAAAGTCAAGGGGCAAGAAACAGGCGATAAGGGATACAAGGCGAGAAAGGAAGGTTCCGAGACAAGAGCTGAGAAACTCTTAACTTCAAATGCAAAAGTACAGAATAAGGCCGAATGGCTTGCTCTTTACAAGGAACATAAGAAGAAGTCAGATTTAGCGGATGCACTTTGTATGTGCCTGGATGCCTACACCGCGTTTAAGAATGCTTAAAACTTCCTTAGAAAATCAAAGAAGGAGATGTCATCTAGCGTGACAATTCGCGAGATGGAAAATGTTGCAATGGGAATGAATTCTAGCGGAGGTCCCGACTTGAGTTTAAGCGGCGACATCGGTAATGTAATTAACTTGAATGACATGGGCGATGATCTTGGATTGAATATGTTAGCCAATCAAAGCCGAATCAATGTAAATACTGAGAGATCTTCCGGTCACACGGTACAGGTCTCAAGTGTCAGTTTTGCCGATGAGAAGCCTAAGACGCAGCAGAGTGGAGGTTTTTCCAATTACAGTGGATCTTCAGGTGCCTTTCCTGGACTCGGTGAAATTGATGTGTCGCCGTTGGAGCCGATTAGCCTTGAGTCATCTATTCCGATGGCCCCTGTGCAGGTTCATATCAATAGAGAGGAATCCAGTGGTGGAAATAATCTTTTTTCCAATCAACAGACTGCGACAGGGCCGACGTTTCAGCTCCCTGTAACTCGTGATTTGGAGGCGGAAAAGAAGGAGAAGACTGAGTATTTGAATAAGTTGCAGCGCTTGGAGGCGAAGGGATTCCCTGTGGCCAAGCACTACACGATGGACAATAGTCTTGATGAGGTAAAGCAAGAATATATGCGTCTAGTGGATGCAAAGAACTTGGAGGTTAGTTTGAAATTCCAGCGCCAGATGCTTATGGGCGTTGTGACTGGAATGGAATGGATGAACAATAAGTTTGATCCGTTTGATATTAAGTTGGAGGGTTGGTCTGAGTCCGTGCATGAGAATGTAGAAGATTTTGATGATATCTTTGAGGAGCTTTATGACAAGTACAAGGACCGTGGAAAGGTTGCGCCTGAGATGCGTCTTGTGATGGCACTTGCTGGAAGTGGATTTATGTGCCACGTGAGCAACTCTTTTTTCCGTACAAAGATGCCGTCAATGGATGAAGTTCTGCGGAAGAATCCTGAATTGGCGAGACAGATGGCGCAGGCGGCGGCATCACAGGCGGGTCCTGGTTTCGGTAATTTCATGGGAATGGCGATGGGAGCTCAGCCTGGACAGATGCCAATGCAGATGAATGAACCGCAGATGCAGCAGATGCCGCAGATGCAACAGATGCCGCAGATGAATACAACTGGCGCGTTTAATATGAATAGTCGCGTACCGAATATGCCGCAGCCTGTTGCGAGTGTTGAACCTCCGACTCAGAGAGCAACTGCTCGTCGTGAAATGAAGGGGCCGAGTGGCGTGGATGATATCTTAAAGACATTTGAGGAAGTCCGCCGTGCTGAAGTCATGCAGGGAAATGATCCTTTGCAGATGCAAGGAAATGGAAATGGAAATGGAGGGCCGATGTTTGCGCAACCTCAGACTGTAGATATGCAGAGCGTCCATTCCGAAGAGATGCAGAGCCAGGGTGAATCTGTACGGACAGGTGGAGGGAGACGGAGAAAGCGTGCGGCAGTCATTGGAAATACTTTGAATCTTAATGTATAAAAATCTAAGTATGTAGTAATGAGTTTCTTTGGAACAAAACAAATAAGTCAAGAAAATCCAAAAGCATATGAAGAATGGCTATATACAACACAGTATAAGACAGACATAGATTCATTAGAAAAATATTTAAAGCAATTTAATTTTAATAAAGATGTATATAATCAAAAAATTACATGTTTGCTTACAGGACATGACGAGTTGTATGGAAGAATTACTCAACTGATTAATTCATCAAATTTATCAAATAATGATAAATTAAAAATGCATACACGGCTAGGAACAGTAATTCCTAAATTACAGGAAAACTGTAAAGATGCAAAAAGAGCATCTCATTTAACAACAGGTAATTGTAAATTTAAAGATACAGATGTATGTATTAATTTAAAAGAACTTCAAGGTATTTATAATATTGTTCGAGGCTTGCAGCCGACTGCAGATCAGATTGCTGCTGCTAAGGCTTCTGCGAAGGCTGCTGCCAATGCTGCTGCTAAGGCTGCTGCCAATGCTGCTGCTAAGGCTGCTGCCAATGCTGATGCTAAGGCTGCAGCCAATGCTGCTGCTGAGGCTGCTGCTAAGGCTGCTGCCAATGCTGCTGCCAAGGCCAAAGAATCTACAACTCAAAAGAGCAATGTTATTGCAAAAATAGATAAATCAATTGCAGAAA